AGGAAACCCGTGACTACTTACCCAGCAATTTTACCTGGGGCATGCTGAATGTATGCGTAAAAGTTTATGTACGTAGTGAGGACAATGCTCAAGAGTTGCTGGAAGAATTACTAGACGACTTGGAGCTATGCATTGACCAAAATCGCGTGCTTAAATACGACGTGGATAATAATTTAGAAACAACAGAAATATTGATTTTAAATATTACCACGGACGAAGGTTTACTGGCTCCTTACGGTGTTGGTGAAATCAACCTAGAAGTGCGATATGCACTAACTTAATTTGGTATACTGGCGTTACAATAGATAAATGTCTACTAAGATGCCAAAGTACCAAGAAACCATAAAGGAAATATTATGGCATTAAATTTAGTACGCAATAGTAAAGTATTCTTTACTACTAACGTAGATTCTACAACCGGCACAATTAAGCAAGCCAGCGCCACAGCCTTCAGCAGTAGCAATACTTTTGAAATTCAGGTTCTGGACGGATTCACATTCTCGCAAAACGTAAACAGTGAAACTGTTACCATTAGTGAGGCCAGTGAAACTCCAGTACGCGGCCAGCGCGCTTTCAACACCAGCTTGGCTCCAGTTGACTTTAGCTTTAGTACTTATATTCGTCCAAAGAATGCAAGTACCAAGATTACTGCTGAAGAAAGTGTACTGTGGAACGCACTAATGTGCGCCGCCGACGTTGGTACACCAACTACTATCGGTAGCGTTACTGGCGTAGCAATTGCCAATACCGGTGTGCTAACAATCAGCGGTACAGCAATTACTGGTACACTGCCAACAGTTGGCGACGTAGTGGTAATCAGTGGTGTTACTTCAAGCAGCCCAAGCGGTCAAGACAAGTACATGAACGCAGCTGGCAAGGTGCTAACCTCTACAGCAGCCGGTATTACGATTCAGATGATCAACCACGGAGCTGCCAGTGCAACTGGTGCTATCGCTGGTGGCAACATCAAGTACAGCAAGTTTGCTTGGAACGAAAGCAACGGCAACTACAGCCAAGTAACCGCTGCACTAAGCGAAAAGAACCAGCTGCAAAAGTTCGGTATGTTGTTCCTAGTAGACAATGTACTGTACGCAGTTGACAACTGTGCTCTAAACCAAGTTACAATTGACTTTGGTCTAGACCAAATTGCAACAGCACAGTGGACTGGCCAAGCTACAGCTCTACGCGAATTTGGTACCGGCATCGGTGCTAATGGCGGCAGCTTTAGCGGTGGTGCTAGTGGCAACGTAGGTACTGGTGGTTACACTCAAAAGGTAATCGACGCACAGTACATCACAAACAAGCTGAGCACAATTACTCTAAAGGCTGTTAAGGCTATCGGTACAAGCATCAGTGCTGGCGATAACTACAACATTCCTATCACTGGTGGTAGCTTCACCATTAACAACAACATTACCTACATCACACCAGCTAACCTGGGTGTTGTGAATAGCCCAGTTGTGTACTACACAGGCACACGCGCTATTAGCGGTAACATCACTGCCTATCTGCGTACTGGTACCAGTTTGGAAAGTGGTGACCTGCTAAAGGATATGTTGGCCGAAGCTGCTTCTAACATTGAGCCAATGTTCGCCTTAACAATGAGCGTTGGTGGAGCTGCAAACGCAGTTCACGTTGACCTAGAAATGCCTAGCGTTGTGCTAGCCGTTCCAACTGTGGACGTTCAGCAGGTTGTAAGCACAAACATTGCGTTCACCGCACAAGGTTACAACGCAAGTGCAACAGCTGCAAACAACACATTCGATATTACAAACCCAAGCGACCTAATGGTTCGTTACTACGCTTAATTGGTGGGGGCTAGTGCCCCCACTCTTTAAGTTTCGATTATAACAGGAAAAATTAAAACATGGGAATCTCGTTAAAAACCCTTTTAGTACCAAGCAAAGAAGTTGAAGTCGATTATCCAGGCTTGCCAGGGTTTAAGGTAAAGCTAAGTTTTTTGAGTCGTGAGACACTGCTTAACATTCGCAAAAAGGCAACAAAGACTACTTTCAAGAATCGTCAAACTACTGAAGAGCTCAACGACGAGCTGTTCTTGCAGTTGTACGCACAAGCTTCGATCAAGGGCTGGAAAGGCCTAAAGCTGCGCGATTTAGAGCAACTGGTACCAGTCGACATTAGTGGTGAAGATCCTGATGGCGAGTTGGAGTACACCGAAGAAAACGCACTGTTCTTAATGAAGAACAGCAGCAACTTTGATGCATTTGTTAGCGAAACCGTTACCGACTTGGGAAACTTTCAGACGAGCAGCGCAAAGAAATAAGTGATAAGTTGTACATGTACTTTCAAAATATGAGCTTGGGCATGACCAAAGACCACTATTTTGAAATGTGTGAAGCTATGGGCACAGAGCCACTAGACTCCGAAATTCCTTGGGATTTAGAAGACTTTCCGCACGAAGTACAGCAGACTATCACTATTTACTACAAGCTGCGAGACGAATGGGATACCATGAATGGCCTGTATCTTGGTAAAAGTTATACTGGCCTTGGAGAAATCCTAGACATATTTGAAGTTGACAAGTGTGATCGCAAGCACTTTTTAGAGTGGCTGACCATACTTGATAATGCTCGTAGTAAAGCTATTGAAGCATCTAAGCCAAAACAACAAAAAACCCCATAAGAGAAATCTTATGGGGTTCTTTTTTGCTTAAAAAATTTATAGGTTGACTAGTTTGTGGTATTGTGCTATAATATACAAAATTATAGCATAATACCAAAATTATACGCTTATAGTATTCGGTGGTATTATTTACGGGAGATACCATGCAAAATGATATCAAGATTGGCATGCAGGTTAGTTCCAACGGAACTACTGATGCAGAAATCAAAAAAGCAGAGAACCTAAAACGCGCGTATAATGAGGCAAGTCAAAGCGCCGCTAGATTGGGTGGAACTGCTGGAAGCCGCGCTGCTGCAGCTAGAGCTGGTGGTGGCAGTGCAGGGCTTATGAGTGGTACAGAGTACGGTCAAGCTCGTGGTGCTGCTGGCACGACGGGTGCAAGTGCTCGTGACTTTGCAAACCAAGCACAAGGCTTGGGCGGATTGGTACGCCTGTACGCTACGTTTGCTGCTAACATTTTCGCTGTTAGTGCTGCTTTTACTGCACTTAAAAATGCAGCGGACGTAGAGAACTTAACCAAAGGATTAAATACTCTTGGTGCACAAAGTGGTCAAGCACTTGGTACCTTGAGTAAGCGACTGGTGGAAGTAACCGACGGTGCGATCAGTGCTCGTGAGGCAATGACCGCGGTTGCGCAAACCAGCAGCGCGGGTATGAGCGCCAAAAATATTGAGCGTTTAGCATTAGTGGCAAAAAATGCTAGTTTAGCACTAGGCATAGCAATGCCTGATGCCCTAAACCGTTTAAGTCGTGGTATTGTTAAGCTAGAACCTGAATTACTGGACGAATTAGGATTATTTACCAAGATTGGTCCTGCAACAGAAAAGTACGCACTGGAACTGGGCAAAAGCACTAGCTCGCTAACCGACTTCGAGCGCCGTCAAGCATTTGCTAATGCTGTACTGGAAGAAGGCGAAAAGAAGTTCAAAGCGCTCAATGAAGCTGCTGCAAATCCATACGATAAATTATTAGCAAGTTTAAAGAACGTAGCTACTGGTGGATTAAATGTAGTTAACGTAGCCCTACTACCAATAGTAGAGCTGCTGTCTAAGAGTCCTACTGCACTGCTAACAGGTCTAATTGGTATAGCTGGCGTGCTTATTAAGCAAGCTCTACCAGCTATTGGCGAATTTAAGGCTGGCTTGCAAAGAACAGCTGAGAGTGCTCTACAGGCTGCAAAAGGTAAGGCTGGAGATGCTGTTGCTGCCCGCGAACAGTTGAATAAATTAATTGAGCGAAAAGTAGAAGCTAGCGCAGATGAACAGCTAAAAACTTTTGAGAAACTTGAAAAGCAGCTATACACTACAGCAGCGGCAGGTCAAACTCGTCGCAGTTCGCTGTGGAGAACGCTGAAAAAAGATATAGTTGATATCAGCGAAGCTGATATTGCAGCCAGCGAAAGAAGTGTAAAAACACTAGAGGCCAATGCTAGAAAAGACCCTAGACTGGAGCAACAAGCAAAGCTAGAACGCGCCACACTTGACCAGTTAAAAGTAGTTATAGATAAAGAAGACGAACTAGTACGAGTCAAGCAAAAGAATCGTGAACAAATTGAAGAAAATTTTAAAGCAACAGGGCAATATGCTCGCGTGCAAAAAGCTGCAGCAGATTTTGAATTAAAGGCTAGAAAAGACTCGGTGGTTGCTAACGCAGCCTACAATTCTAGTTTAGTTGGTATAGTTGGTTCTTGGCAGCTTGCTCAAGCAGAAATTAAATCTACAAACCTAAAACTTGGTCTTGTAAGTGGTTCGTTACTACAAATTCGTGTAGCAACCGCAACACTAGTCGGTTTATTTGCAACTCTTGGTGGCGTTATAAATAAAGCTTTTGCAGTAGTTGGAACTGTTGCAGCAGTATTCAGTGTATTAGATGGCTTTTTGTCTGGAAACACAAAAGAAGCCGAAAAATTTAATACGGCAATGACCGCCGCAGGCGAATCCATTAATAATGCTACAAGAACTCTGGATGCAGCAAAAGACCAGGATGGACTAGGAACTAGAACGTTAGAAAATACTATTGCTTTATCAAACGCATTCGTTGAGTTAACAGATAGCGCGAGAACGGCTATAAAAACAGCAGAGGAAGCAAATAGAAAGGCTACTGCATGGGATAGCTTCTGGGACGGATTATTTAGTTTAGTAGGAAAAAGCAGAGACCAACAACTATCTAAAACTATAGCAGGTCAAATAAGTTCTGCTATAGAGCTGTTAGGTCGTGAGGGTTTAGATACAGAATTTCGCGAGCAGTTAAAAGACATTTTAAAAGTACAAGATTTGGACGATGTAAAGTCTGTAGAAGCCGCGTTTGCTAAACTTGGCAAAACGCAAAGAGAGGCAGTCGGCATAGTTTTAGAACAAAGTAAAAATAGGCTTGGACAAATATCTAGCACTTTACAGCAATTTAAAGAATCTTCAGAAGCAGCATCAAGAAGCTACAAACAGTATATTCAAAGTTTAGCAGATACAAATCCGCTAATAACACTTGGTATGTCCATGATGGATGTTGGCGTACAACTACTTTCGCTAACTGGAAGTGTTCAAAGACTGTCACAAGCATTTGAATACCTATCTAAGAATCCTACTGTAGCTGCAGCAATGTTTGGGCAAAACTTATCTAAGGAATTTGTCCGAATAAAGGAGCAAGCAGACTCTCAAAAACGCAGCTTAGATGCCTCGATTACTGCACTTCAAAGATATAGACGTGAACTGCTACAACTAAAACAAATTGCCCCAGGAGTAGAGACTTCTCAACCAGGTGCCACTATAGTTACTTCGCCAGCACCCATTTCCTCATTGGCTAGAGGTACTCCAGAAATGATAATGGGTACTAGTAGGCAGGATAGAGAAACCATTCAGCAATCAGAAATAATCAGAGAAAATATAAGATTGTTGAATAGAAGTATTTCAAACAATACTCAAGATGCTATCAAAACTTCTGGCGATTTTATTATAAAGGCTGCAAGAGAGGCCTTTCAAGAAGGTGCCAAACTAATCCAAAGAGCACTCGACGAGTCTAGAAGACAAGCCCAAGCAACCGTCGACAAAGCTTTATTAGCTGGACTTACTGGAAGAGAACGAGCAGAGAGAGAGCAGGCCCTACAATTAAAAGATATTGATGCTCAAATAGCTGTTGTAAATAGTAATTTGAGTCTTGCTCAACAGCAAGTATCAATGGTAGATGAGTTAAAAACTGCAAATTTACTACAGAGAGAAACTAATTTACTATTAAGACTACAAAATGAAAAGAATCCTTTTGCTCAAAAACCAATTCGCGACGAGTTAAAGGCTCTAAAAGAACAGCAAGAGTTTCAAGACGCCGTAACTTCGGGTTTAACTAATCAATTAAAAGCAGGCGAAAAAGAACGAGCAGATCTAACAATAGCTAGAAATAAAGCGGCAGAAGCAGGTTTGCGCTCAACTCTAATTAAATTAGGTGGCGAAAGAAAAGCTGTAGAAGTATCCGGAGCCAGAAGTATTAGTAAGGGCGGCGAAGAAGATGCAAACAGACTATTAGCCCTACAGTCTAGAATAAATCAAAATGAAATTCAACGAGTACAGCTACTTCAATCTATAGCAGGTATAGCTTCCGAAGAAACCGTTAGAGCTCAAATACTCACTGAAGAGACAGAGCGTCAAGCAAGACAGCAACAAGAAATATTAACTTTTAATAGAGAGTTGGAGCGCCTAGAGTATGAAATAGCGAAAGCTAAGCAGTTAGGTTCTGATCCCGCTAATATAGCTGCCCTAGATAAAACTATAAAGAAAACTACTGAAATACGCGATAAGACTAAAGAGGCCCAGGAAGAGGAAAACAAAACAGCCGGGTTACAAAATAGACAAAAGTTATTGGCTTCCGAGCTGCAAACTCTAACTAAAGCAGCAGAGCTTATTTCCGCTAGAAGAGAGCGTGATGATGCAAGCGCACGATCTGCCCTAGATTTTAGAGCTCAAGAAGTTCAGCTATATAACGATCTATTTGATGTTACAAGTCGCGTAAGCATAAATTCTCAGTATATCTTGGATCTAGATAAGGCTAGATTAGATAATCAGCAAGCAATAAATGTTGCAATCCAAAACTATGACAAAGTTTCCGCAGAAATACAGGCTAGACAAAGAGCTATAGGCGATGAAACATCTAAAGAATATAAAGATTTAGATCAACAGTTAAAAGCGCAAAATGATTTAAGAGATATTGCCGTACAAAAAGCGAATAATGAGCTGGATAGTAAAAGAAAATTACTTTCACTAACTCGCGATGTAAAAGTAGAGCAAGAACGCTACAATGAAGCTTTACAACTATCTACAAATATTGCAGATAGCTTAAAGAATATTTTTGGAGATGTTGGTACAAAGATTGCCGCTTTTGGAGAGAGTCTGGTACAGATTGGTATTCAAAATGAAAAGAACGCTAAAGCACTGGAACGTAACCTAAGAGAGCAAGAAAAGAGCGCAGACGATCCACTAGGCCCGAGAGTAGAGCTAATTCAGGAAGAAATAGAACTACGAAAAAAGAGCCAACGAGATGAGTTAGTAGGTAATGCTAAACTTATAGGCTCTGCCAAAGGTTTATTCAAGGAAAAAACAGCAGCCTATAAAGCACTTGCTGCAATCGAAAAAGTATTGCATATTCAGCGAATAGCAATGGACTTAAAAGAGCTTGCAACTAAAATATTCACTGTTAAAGCAGGTGTAGCAGCCTCCGTAGGCGGCGAAGCAGCAGAAACAGCTACAAAAGGAGCAGGATTCTTAGCCAGAACTCCAATTTATATTGCTGAAATTTTTGCTAATATTACAAAGCAACTAGGTATACTCGGACCCCCAGTTGCAGCTGGAATAGTTGCCGCCATATTCGGTAAAATGATGAGTGGTGGTAGTGTTCCAAAAGGTTTTACTGCAGAAGAACGACAGCAAGTACAGGGAACTGGTCAAGAGTATGTTGGTGGCCGATTAGTAGATCGTAAAGGCGGTGTGCTTGGCGATACTACAGAAAAAGCCGACAGTATAACTAGTAGTATTGATAAACTATCCCAAGAAGTCTTTGGCTCATTGGGTAGTGGCAGCAGTAAAATTGCACAAGCTTTAGAAAGTATTAAGCGAAACACTGGTGATACTGTAAAAGCTTTAATAGGCGGCGTCGGAGCATTAGGCTTAAAATCTGCTTTTGGAACTCAAGAAGGTAGTAGTAGCAGCTCTTTCTTTGGATTCAGTAAGAGCAGCACAGAAATTGCAGACAAAGGCATCAGAGTTACTGGCTCCTTAACGGACTTATCTCAAGCTCTTGGTTCCTTCTTAGAGTATGAAAAAGTCATTGAAAAGAGCAGTAGTTTCTGGGGCTTGATTAAGAACACAGATACCTTTGAAAATATTCAAGGACTTGGCCCACAAGTTGTCAAATCCTTATCTAGAGTATTTGATAATGTACAAACCGTGTTGCTAGAAAGCGCAATTGCACTAGAAGGCCCAACAAGTGACGCAATAACCAGAATTAAAAATTTACCTGTAACACTGGACGTTAGCCTAAAAGGCTTAAAAGGCAAAGAAGCCGTTGAAGCATTACTAGCAGAATTAAGTGTGGTACTAAACCAAAAAGCTTTAGAAATATTCCCTTATGTTGAAAAGTATCAAGATATAGGCGAAGAGTTGTTCGAAACAGTGGCCAGAATTGTTAAGGACGGTGAAACTTTAGCATTAGGCTTATCGCGAGTAGGCATTGCCATTGGCGGTTTAGCTACCGAAGCCAAAATTGCATTCGAGCAGTTATTACTAGAGCAATTAGGCGGTGTAGATAAAGCTGTAAGTAATATCAACTATTACTACGAAAACTTCTTATCAAACGAGCAGCGTTTCAGAATACAGTTTAATCAGCTAAGCAAAACCTTTAGAGATGCTGGAAGAACACTTCCACAAACCAAAAAAGCTTTTGTAGACACACTTAACAGTTTAGATGTATTAAATAGTGAAGAAGATAGAAAAACTTTTACACTATTAATTAATAATGCAGAAAAGTATAATGAACTACTAAGCCTACAGAGTGCCATAATAGGCGATACTCAGCAAAAGTTTAAAGACTTTGCTAAATCAATAATGAGTTTTAAAGATTCATTATTACTAGGCTCTGCTACAATATTAACTCCAATCGAACGCTATACAAAAGCAAAAACTGATTTTGATATTCTTCGTGCCAAAGCCTTAACTGGCGATCAAGATGCACTAAGCAAGCTACAAGGTGCTTCCGAAACATTCCTAAATGTTTCCAGAGAACTGTACGCTAGTGGTGCGCAGTATACTGCTGATTTTAACAGTGTGCTCGCAGCAATTGATGACACAGCCAAATACGCTTTAGAACAGGCGGATATTGGTCAACAGCAATTAAGTGCGCTAGAAGACCAGCTAAAGGTATTGATTAATATTGAACGACTACTGACTCCAAGCGCGGCTGTTGGTACTGCAAATAATGCAGCTACTACAGGCTCAAATGCAGCCGCTACTACAACTACCACAACTACTACTGGAACTACTACTGGTGGCAGTACTGTTGTTGATAATACTGGTGGCAGCTATAGAGATGATGTCGGCACATACAAACCTAACAAGATGGGTGGTTTTGCAAGCGGATTAAGCCTAGTCGGAGAACTAGGCCCAGAACTAGTAGACTTTAATGCACCTGGTAGAGTCTACACCGCAGAACAAACCCGTGGAATGTTTATGCCAATGTCTAGCACTACTCAAACGTTTAATTTGATGGTGTCCGAGCTACAAGACTTACGCGAAGAAGTTACACAACTACGCAAAGAGCAACAGCGACAAACTGGCGACATGATTATGACTAATTATGACGCTCAGCAAAAGGTGGCAGAAGAAATTGTAGAAGCAGTTATGACTTCTGTTCGTGAGAAATCATGGCAGGATAAATCTAAGCCTACAATTAGCTAACAGAATGGGGCTGGCAACAGCCCTATTCTTTAAGTGCTTTTAGTGAGCACTTAAAGAATATGAAAGGGATAATAAGCTATGCTAAATTATCAAACATGGTTAGAAAAACCCGGCACAGTAAAAGTACTGCTAGTACAAATTGAGCGTACTGCTGGCACGGTTACAGAATACCTATCGACTCACACTGTAGCCGTTGGTGGACAAAACTACCAAGGTATAGTTAAAAATAGCTTTGAAATAAACGAATCGATTAACACAGATTACGCCGCCAGCATTAGCTACGGCACCGTGGACGTGGTTAACGGTAATGGTGAGCTGGATAGTTGGCTAGGCTCCAGCTATATTTGGGTAAACAAACCAGTCAGAGTCTATGTTGGCGAGCTACCACAGCCAGGTGTTAGTGCTAGTTTAACCAATGATTTTGAATTGGTATTTGATGGCCTAATCGCAGATATTGATGCCCGTGATCGATTTACATTGAGCTTTAAAGTTCGCGACAAGCTAGAAAAGCTCAACACTAGCTTATCTGAAACGCTGCTTGGCAACTACTTTAACGGTGCCAGCAATGTGTCTACAACTCTCTACAATAACCAAAATAAAAACAGCTTGCGACCACTGTGCTTTGGCGAAGTGTTCAATGTTACACCACTAGTCGCTGACCCTGTTTATCTAGAGTACATGGTGAATAATGGCAGCACAGAACTGATTATTGAAGTACGCGATAATGGTATTCCAGTACAATTTACAATAGGCGGTACTGTACCTAGCGGAAGTTTTAGGTTAAGCAGAAATCCTGCCGGGGCGATTACTTGTTCGCTACAAGGCATTCAGCAAACAGTAAGCACAAGTACCGGAGCTGTTAGCACTGGATATGATCCCAGTGCAAAGAATACTATTTTAGCTATACTACGTGGCTATGGCAAAACTTTACAAGCAAGCGAAATTGAATTGAGCAGTTTTGCTGGCAGCTACGCAACAGAAGCTGTAGGTATATACTTGAATGACCGCATAAATGTGCTGCAGTTATGTCAAGATATTGCAAAAAGCTGTGGATGCGTGTTGAGTGTAACCAGGCTAGGAAAAGTAAAACTAATTAATCTATTAGTACCTACTACTGCTAGCACAACAATTGCCGACGGGGATATGTTCTTGAATAGCTTAACAATCAGCAGACGTATTGATGTAATTGCTGGAGTTAAGCTGGGCAGTGCTCGTAACTACACTGTTCAAAACAATCTAGTCACCGCCATACCTCAAGAACACAAAGATATTTTTGCCAGCGACTACCTGGAGAGTGTAAGCGCAGATAGTGTGGTAAAAACTAATTATAGCATAACTACTGAACCCAGCCTTGAGCAAAGCTATTTAATAGATTCTGCTGAAGCTGATACCGTGGCTACTAAAAAGCTGAACTTGTTCAAAGTCGGCAGAGTAGTGTACAGAATGCAATGTACCGCAAAATTTTTAAGCGTGCAATTAGGTGATGCCGTGGCTATTACTAGCAGTAGATTCGGCTTATCCAATACTCCTGGTTTAGTAATTTCTACAAAACCTGACTGGCTTAAAGGTACTATAGAACTAGAGGTACTGGTATAATGGCAGCATTAAAGAATAGTAGAAATATTGCCCTAAGCGGTGCCCTAAGTAGAGTAGATAATGGTGGTGTAACATTATCTACTGGCGGCATCGCCGCTATTGTATTCCCACCTGGTAGTAATATTCCAGTTCCTAGCAGTATTACTATTACTGCCACTACTAGACTGTACAACAATCCAACTTATGTCTGGGAGTTTAGATACGGCACCAGTGGCAACTGGACCGCTATTACAAATACTACGAATATCCTAAACGTAACTCTAGACGCTGCCTGGGTAACGGCCGCTGGCACCAATGTTGTAGTTCAGTACAGACTAACAGTTACACAAACTGGATTTAATACTAGCCAAGAAATCCTATCACTGCCACTACTACGCAGCGCTGCCAGTAGTGTAGTAATTGACTTAAGCAACGACAGTGTAACTATTGCCACAAATACAGACGGCAGTGGCGGAAACTATAGTCGCGCCACTACTTCACTGAGCATATTTAGTGGCAGCACGGACGTATTACCAAACGTTACAAATTTACTTGTAACACCAAGTACTGGTGTTACCTTCAGCTTTACTAAAAATGGTACTACCACCGGCGGCAACACAACCGCACAAAGCATTAGTATATCACCAGCGATCAGCTCTTTTAGCGTCGCCATTACTAGTATTGCAACTGCACAAGACGGTGGCACACTAACAATATCTGCTACTTACAACGGAGTAGTTTATATTGCAGTATTCTCAGTTACTAAAGGAAAAGCCGGCGAAAATGCTCTAGTCTACGAAGTAGAAGCAGATAGTCAAATCAGCTTAAATATAAATACAAACGTATTTAGTCCTGCAACCGTTACTTACTATGCTTACAGTATCAGCGGCATTGCTCCAAGAGCAGCGTACAGTTCCGGCACTATTATTTTGGAGAGTAGTACCAACGGCAGCACTTGGACACAGATAAGCAGCACAAGCGGAGCAACAGCTACTTTAACAACCAGTACTCTGGCTAACACAGTTAGGTTTGTACGTGCTAAACTACAAGTTGGCACAACTATAGTAGATCAAGAAACTGATGCACTAACAGTTAGTGGAACAAACGGTCTACCTGGCACTGCTGCAACAAATAATGGTACTGCACAATTATATCAATGGGCCACAGGTCAGCCAGCAAATCCAAATGGTACATCTACTTGGACTTGGTCAACTGGTATAAATAGTGGTTATACTGGTACAGACAGTTGGCAAACTACTGTTCCTGCAAACCCAGGAACACCAGGAATAAGACTGTGGATAGCCGCAAAGCAGATCACAGCACAGGCAGGTACCTCCAGCACGTCAGTTGATTGGACAACCGGAACCATTAGCGTTTATGCGTCCAGTCTAAACGGGTTAAACGGCGTGCAATCGGCTAGCCCAACAGTGTATCAGTGGGCAGCAAGTATACCTACAATTAGTGGTACAAGTACATATACTTGGAGTGATGGTAGTTTTTCTCCAAACTCTTTTGGTAGTTGGACAGCAACTCCTGGTACTAGTCCTTCTGTTGGCTTTACTCTATGGGCCGCCACGGTCAAATTAACAGATTCCGCCACAGCCACTACCAGCCCAATAAACTGGACTACTGCTACTATTAGCGCAGTTGGTTACGCTGGTACTAATGGAGGAGCAGGTAGTCAAGGAGCCTCCAGCAGACTCGCATACGCTAGAATAGCCAATAATCCTGTTCCTACATCTGGCACGATTACTGTAACCGGCGACGCTAGACCCAGTGCAGCCCAATCGCTCAGCACCTGGGGCATAAATGTTAGTTGGTCAGCAAATGATCCTGATCCAAGCAGCACCAATACACTTTATCAGTCAGACGGTATTTATAATCCGGCTACTGGCACAACTGCGTGGAGTACTCCGTATATCTCCAGCTTAAAGGTAGGCTCCTTATCTGCTATTACGGTAAATACTGGTGCATTAACTGTACAAGATACGCTAACTGTTAGCCCTACTGGAAGTATACGCGGTGGACAAACAGGCTATAATACTGGCACTGGTTTCTTTATTGGTTACAGTGACGGAGCATACAAGCTATCCATTGGTAATCCTGCAGGGAATCGTATTGGTTGGGACGGTAGTGGCCTAACCATCATTGGTACTATTACTACTGGTACAGTTATTAATGGAGCCGTTACTCTTAGTAGCGGAACAACTTTAACTACTCTTGAAAGTAATGCTGCCAATGGCAATAGTGCATTTAATGCTCTTGGCACCAAATTAGATAAGCAAAGCACTTATATTTTAGGTACAGCAGCAGGCACTAACCAAATTAGTTTAAAAACTAGTGGCTATGATGCTGGCTCAGGTATAATAATTACTGATACAGGTATTTTAGCTAAAAATGG